GCTGGAAAGAACCGCCTATGATGCACGAAGGGGGTGTTAGTCATGGCGAACAAGCCGCGAGATGAGCGGATACGGACGGAAACCGAGCGGATCACGGGGCTGTTTGCCGGGCTGGAACCGAGCGAGCTGGCCTTCGTGCGTCCGATGCTGCAGAACATGGCGTTCATGGTGGTGACGCTGGAAGATCTGCAGGAAGAGATCAACGCCAGCGGGGCCGTGGATGAGTACATGAACGGCTCGGCCCAGTACGGGCGGAAGGCCTCGGCGGCCATCCAGGCGTACAACGCCACCGCCAAGCTGTACCTGTCAGCCCTGGACAAGCTGATCGGGCGGCTGCCAAAGGATCAGCGCAAGAGCGCCCTTGCGGAGCTGATGGCGGGTGACGGCGAGTGAATCCGATCTTTGAGTACTACCAGGCGATCGTATCCGGCGCGGTGGTGGTGGGCAACTGGGTGCGGATGCTGTACGCCATGGTCATCAAGGCGCTTGACGACCAGGAATACAGCTATGACGCACACAAGGCCGGGCTGGCCATCCGCTTCATCGAGGGGTTCTGCCGTCACCATGAGGGCGCCCTGGCGCCGGGGAAGATCCGGCTGGAGCTGTGGCAGAAAGCGTTCATTGCCTGCCTGTTCGGGCTGGTGGACGCGGACGGCTCCAGGCACTTCCGGGAAGTGGTGCTGCTGATCGGCAGGAAGAACGGCAAGACCCTGCTGGCGGCGGCCATCGCGGCCTGTGCCATCTACATTGACGGCGAGTATGGCGCCCGGGTGTACTTCTGTGCGCCCAAGCTGGACCAGGCGCGGCTGTGCTACGAGGCCTTCTACCAGATGATCCAGAAGGAACCGGAACTGAGCGGCCTGGCCAAGAAACGCCGGACGGACATCTACATCGAGCAGAACAACAGCAGCGCCCAGCCCCTGGCATTCTCGGCCAAGAAGTCCGACGGCCTCAACCCGCACCTGACGGTCTGCGACGAGATCGCGGCCTGGCCGGGCGACGCGGGCCTCAAGCAGTACGAGGTGCTGAAGTCGGCCCTGGGCGCACGGCGGCAGCCCATCCTGCTAAGCATCAGCACGGCGGGCTATGTGTCCGAGGGCATCTACGACGAGCTGCTGAAGCGGTGCACGGCGGTGCTCCGCGGGGACTCCAGGGAGCGGCGGCTGCTGCCGGTGCTCTACATGATCGACGAGCCCGAGAAGTGGTCGGACATCACGGAACTGCAGAAGTCCAACCCCAACCTGGGCGTGTCCATCTCCGTGGACTACCTGCTCGAAGAGATCGCGGTGGCGGAGGGCTCTCTGTCGAAGAAGGCGGAATTTCTCTGCAAGTACTGCAATATCAAACAGAACAGCTCCATGGCTTGGCTGCCTGCTGAGGCCATCAGGAAGGCGTTCGGGTGGAATTACACCCTGGACGATTTCCGCGACTGTTACGCCCTGGGCGGCATTGACCTGAGCCAGACCACCGACCTGACGGCCTGCTGCGTGCTCATCGAGCGTGAGGGCGTCATCTGGTGCTTCGTGCAGTTCTTTTTGCCAGCGGAGAAGGTGGAGGAGGCCACGGCCCGGGACGGTGTGCCATACGCCATCATGGCACAGCGCGGGCTGCTGACCCTGTCCGGGGATCAGTTCGTGGATTACCGGGACTGCTACGCCTGGTTCACGCGGCTGGTGGAGGACTACAAGATCCTGCCGCTGGCCGTGGGCTATGACCGCTACTCCGCCCAGTACCTGGTGCAGGAAATGGAGGCTTACGGCTTCCACATGGACAGCGTCTACCAGGGCTTCAACCTGACGGGGATCTCCGACACCTTCGAGGGGCTGCTGAAAAGCGGCCTTTTCCGGTGCGCGAATGACAACGACCTGCTGAAACTGCACATGATGGACGCCGCCCAGCAGATGGAGGCCGGCACGAGCGCACACGCCCGGAAGAAGCTGGTGAAGTTGACCAAGACGGCGCACGTGGACGGCGTGGCGGCGATCCTGGACGCGATGTGTATGCGCGCCACGAAGTGGGCGGAGCTGGGGAACCAGCTGAAGAATGAGGGGTGATACTATGGGACTTTTTGAGAAGATCTTCGGCAAAAAGCCTCCGGCAGCCCGGGAGGCGTCGGAGTTTTTCCGGCTGCTGAACGGGTACACCCCGAGCTTCACAAGCTGGAGCGGCTCCGTGTTCGAATCGGACCTGATCCGGGCGGCCCTGGACGCGCACGGACGGCACGCGGCGAAGCTGTCGGTGAACATCACCGGCAGCGCAAAGTCGGGGCTCAGGGCGCGGCTGCTGGTACAGCCCAACGCCATGCAGACATGGCCGCAGTTCCTGTACCGCCTGGCCGTGACGCTGTACGCCAAGAACACGGCGTTCGTGGTGCCGATGCTGGGCCAGTACGGGGAGACCGTGGGCATCATGGGCGTGGTACCTCAGCAGTGGGAGCTGGTGCAGAACCGCGCCGGGGAGCCCTTTGTCCGGTTCCGGTTCGGGACCGGGGAGACGGCATCCATGGAACTGAGCCGGGTGGGCATCCTGACCCGGTATCAGATGGATTCCGAGCTGTTCGGCGAGGATAACCGGGCGCTGAGCGCCCTGCTCGGCTTGATCGCCATGCAGCGCCAGGGCATCGAGGAGGGCATCCGCAACAGCGCGACATACCGCTTCATGGCCACCCTGGCCAACTTTGCCAAGGACGAAGACCTGGCCAAGGAGCGCAAGCGGTTTGACGCCAACAACTTCCGGGGCGAGTCCGGCGGGGTGCTGCTGTGGCCGAACACCTACAAGGACGTCAAGCAGATCACCCAGGAAGGCTACAAGGTTGACGCCGAGCAGCTGAAGGTGATCAAGTCCAACGTCTACGACTATTTCGCCGTGAACGAGGACATCATCCAGAACAAAGCGTTCGGTGATTCCTGGCTGGCCTTCTACGAGGGCGCGGTGGAGTGGTTCGCGATTCAGCTGAGCGAGGCGCTCACCCGGATGCTCTACACCGAGCGGGAGCGCCAGGCGTTCGGGAACCGGATCTGGTTCAGCTCCAACCGCCTGCAGTACATGAGCAACGCCGACAAGATGAACGCCATCGCCCAGATGGCCGACCGCGGCCTGATGACCCGGAATGAGCTCCGGGACATCCTGAACCTGTCCCCGCTGCCTGAGCCGCTGGGGAGCCAGATTCCCGCACGCGGCGAGTACTACAACGTGAACGAAGAGGAAGGAGGCGCCCCTGATGCCGGTGACGACGGATCGGGAGTATCGCCGGATTGACGTAGCCGGGCTGGAGACCCGGGACGCCGACGGCCAGATGATCGTGGAGGGCTATGCCACCACCTTCAATCAGCCCTACGTCCTCATGGCCGATGACGGGTTCGAGCTCCGGGAGCAGATCGACCGGGACGCGTTCTCCGACACGGACATGAGCGACGTGATCATGCAGTATGACCACACCGGGCGCGTGTTCGCACGCACCCGCAACAACACGCTCTCGGTGGAGCCGGACGAGCACGGGCTGAAGATCCGCGCACGCCTGGACGGCACCGAGATCGGCCGCCAGCTCTACGAAGAGATCCGCGGCGGCTATACGGACCGGATGTCGTTTGCCTTTACCGTCGACCCCAAGAAGGACGTGCGGGAAAAGACCCGCGAGGCCGATGGCCGGGTGAAGGTGCTCCGCACCATCAAGGGCATCCGCAAACTTTACGATGTTTCCGCCGTGTCGCTGCCTGCCAACGACGCGACTGAAATATCCGCACGCAATCTTGGCGACGGATTGATCGCCGAGATCACGGAGGAGCGCCGTGCCGAGGAGGAGCGTCAGCGGAAGATCAAGGTCATCAAGACCCTGCTGGAGGTGTAACCCATGAGGACGATCGAGGAGATCGAAGCCCGCAAGGCCGAGATCGCGGAGCTGGTGGAGACGCCGGACGCGGATCTTGACGCCCTGCAGGACGAAGTACGTGCGCTGAACGCCGAGGCCGAGGAGCTGAGGAAGAGCGCCCTTGCCGCTGAGGAGCAGCGGAAGAAGATCGCGGAGGGCCTGGAGCCCGTAGCCGTGGTCGAGACTCATTCCGAGGAGGAACGCAAAATGACCTACGCCATCGATACCAAGGAATATCGCGACGCCTGGCTGGCCGCGATGCAGGGCAAGCAGGTGACCGCTGAGGAGCGCACCGCCCTGGCCAACGGCAACTATGCCATTCCCCAGGAGACCCTGAACAAGATCTACGGCAAGCTTGAGGTGTATCCTCTGCTGAACGCCGTGGACGTGATGCACATCCCCGGCACGGTGGAGATCCCGGTTGAGGGCACCATCAACGATGCCGCCGTGGTGGCCATGGGCACCGCCGCCACCGACGGCGCGGACACCCTGGCCCATGTGAGCCTGGGCGCCTACAAGCTGATCAAGACCGTGGAGATCACCGCGGACGTGATGGCCATGAGCATCCCGGCCTTCGAGACCTGGCTGGTGGACCGGCTGGCCAACAAGATCTACCGTCTGGCCACTTCCCTGGTGGCTACCGGCAGCGGCACCAACACCATCACCGGCCTGACCACCATCAGCGCCACCGGCAACACCTACACCAAGACCGGCATGGTCTTCGCCGACCTGATGAAGATCATCGCCGCCCTGCCCAGCGAGTATCTGCCGGGCGCGGCCTTCGTAATGTCCCGCCAGGTCTTCTTCGGCCAGGTGCTGGGCATGGTCACCACCGCCGGCGATCGGGTTGTGGTGCTGGATCCCCAGGCGCCTGCCAAGTACACCGTCATGGGCTATCCGGTGATCCTGGAGGACACCCTGAACACCACCGGCTCCGTGGTCTTCGGCGACCTGAAGGAAGGCTACGTGCTGAATTTCGGGAAGGATGTCGAGGTTGCCCGTGACGACTCCGTCGGCTTCCGCACCGGCAGCTCCGTCTTCCGCGGCATGGCCCTGGCGGACGGCAAGCCGACCGGCGTGGGCCTGGTGCGCTTCGTCCCGGCCCCTTGAGTGAGGCGGACGTAGACACGGACGAGGACTCAACGATTGAGCAGTCCGAGCTTGAAGCGCTGACAGTGGCGCAGCTCAGAGCGTTCGCCGAGGACCAGAGCATTACACTGACCAAGACCAAGAAGGCGGACATCATCGCGGAGATCCTGGCCGCCTTGAACCCGCCGGAAGAGGGCGGCGACTAATACGGAGGGACGACCATGCTGGACAAAGCGAAAAAGGCGCTGCGGCTGACCACCGACGCCTACGACGAGGAGATCACCGACCTGCTGGCCGCCGCGGCCCTGGATCTGGGGATCGCCGGGGTGGAGCTGCCGTCGGAGCTGGACGCGCTTTGCCAGCGGGCCGTCCTGACCTATGTGCGCCTGCATTTCGGCAGCCCCGAGGATTATGAGCGGCTGAAGACCAGCTACGACGAGCAGAAGGCCCAGCTGCGGACGGCCACCGGGTACACGGACTGGGGGGATGAGGTGTGATCAGATGCGGAGCCAATGTGGCCATCCTGCACCTGGACGTGCCGCAGCCCCTGGGGGTCTTCGAGCCCCCGGCCACCCGTGACCGGACGGTCTACTGCACGGTGCGCACGGTCTCCTACCGGGAACGGTACGAGGCCGGGGCGCACGGGCTGAGGCCTGAGTACATCATCAGGCTGGCGGATGCCGAGGAATACCAGGACGAGACCCGCTGCACCATTGAGGGCCAGGAGTTCCGGGTGATGCACCCGTGGGCGAACCCCGACGGCAGCGTGGAGCTGACCCTGGAGCGGAAGGGGGCGCCGTGATGGACCTGGCACGGCTGAAGACCGAACTGGAGAACCGGACCGGCGCACGCATCGCCCTCTACGCCTGGCAGCAGAGCCCGGCGGAAGAGGCCTGGGGCACGGTCACGGTGGACGGCGAGGCGGCGGCCATCTGGGGCGACGGGCACCAGCAGGCACAGGCCCTGGAGGGGTCTGTGCATTTGTTTGTGCGGACGCTGACCTCGGGGGCACCCGCGGGGGTGCAGGCCGCCTTCGATGCCCTGGGGATCAGCTGGCGGCTGGACGACGTGCTCTACGAGCAGGAGACCCGCCTGCTGCACTACGTCTGGACATGGCAGGACTGGGGGCGGGTCTGATGGGCAGAGCCGGGATGAACTTTGACTTCTCCGGGCTCCTGCAGGGGCTGGAGAAGGCCGGACGGTCCGCCATACCCGCCGCCAAGGTGGGGCTGTACGAGACTGCGGGCATTGTGGCCGACGCCATCGCCGCGGCGGCGCGGCAGCTGCCGCTTGACAGCAGCACCGCCAACCAGATCGCGGAGTCGGTGGGCATTGCGGACATGGAGACCACCCCCGGCGGCGTGAACACCGCCATTTCCTTCGACGGGTACTTCGAGGAATCCGGTTTTCCGATCATCTACTTTGTGCGTGAGTACGAAAAAGGCACCAGCTGGATGCAGCCCCATCCCTTCCAACGGAGGGCGGCCCAGGCGGCCATGGCACGAGCCGAGGCCGAGGGCAACAAGAAGGCTGCCGAATTCGCACAGCGCATACTCGACAATCTCAAAGACACATAACGAGGAGGCATAGCAAATGGCTGCTTTTGGCATGAGCTATCTGACCATCGCTCCCATCACCGCCGAGACCGACGCCGCGATCACCTACGGCAACGGCATGGTGGTGGAGCACGCCCGCCGCGGCGCCATGACCTATAACTGGGTCGAGGGCAAGCTGAAGGGCGACAACAAGACCGCCGAGTACATGGCGTACCTGGAGGATGCGGACCTGGAGCTGGAGACCACCGAGCTGGCCAACGAGGCCGCCGTCATGATGGGCCTGGTCAAGACCAAGGGCACCGGCGAGGCGCAGGTCTACCAGGTCAAGACCCAGACGGGCGACCCCCTGGGCATCGGCTGGATCGAGACCCTGATGATCAACGGGGAGTACAGCTACCGCGCCATCTGGGTGCACAAGGTGACCCTGCGGCAGAACTCCACCGAGGCCACCACCCGGGAGGACACCATCAACTGGGGCACCCCCACGGTGCAGGGCAAGGCCTGGTGTGTCATGACCGACGAGGACGGCGAGGATCAGGTCCGTGAGTACAAGGACTTCGAGACCGAGGCCGCCGCTCAGACCTGGCTGAAGACCAAGGCCCACATCACCCCTTGAGCCTGACTCTGGCCGGGCTCAGGCTGGAGTCGGTGGACGTGAAACTTGAGCCGCTCAAGTTCAATCCGTACCTCTACACGTACCGCGCCAAGTTTGCGCACAGCGACCCGGACGCACAGTCCGAGCTCGTGGCAGATCTCCGCGAGGGCCAGAGCATCCGCAGCGTCACGTTGATCTCTCCCTCCGGGGAGGGCGTCAG